TCATGAACGGATTAATTGGTTGGTCTTTATATTGTTCATCAACTCCTTGAAGATATTTTTCGTCTTCTGGTGATAGAAAAGTTAGTTTTACTTTTTTCTTAGATTGTTCTAGGACAAAATCAAATTCATTATTTTCATCAAGTTCTACATTTATATCTCTGGTTTTTAAAACCGATAAGTCAATAGTTGTGGTAAAATCTTGGTTGGTTTTTGGGTCGGCCATTTTAACCTCATATTGTGACCCAAAAGCTGTATTTCTTAAAAATACCAATATAGCTTCTTTATCACAGTCAGCCATATTTTCCACAGTTATATCTTTATCTAACATTTTTTTAGAGATGAGTATATCTATTAAATTCCCTTTTCGTGTTGCTTGGGAAGCTAATAAATTTTCGTCAGAGGCATTTAAATATGTCACCTTTACTGAGTTTTTATTGTTAGGATAAAAAATTCCTTGTGAAGGTAATTGTACCACGTCATATGGTAAAATTGATTCTGTTTGTTGGTCGTTTGTGTTTTGCATCATTTAATAATTTAATACTTATATTATAATTGTAAATATATAGCTTTATATTTTTTGTATAATTAAGCATTATTATTTATAGCATTAAAGTAAAGAGTTTATATTACCTATATATCAAAAAAAATCCTACTAAGAAGTAGGATTTAATATAATATTTAAATTGACTTTAATAAACTAAAATACATCTGTCTGGACGAAGAGTTGCTGAGATTGTTGCTAAACCATCATCACTATACCCTAAACTATCAAAATTAACATCAGATAAGAATGTTCCTTGTAAAATCCATTTCTCTACTACAACCCCTGTTGGGTCTAACATTTCTAAATCTATATTCTTTTTGTATCCAGCTGCATAACCCATTCTACCTGTTACGGATTCTGAATGTAGTCTCACCCACTCCATTAATGCTTGTGCTGCTGAAGGACCGATTGGGTCTCTGAACGTCACACTTATAGTCCCCCAAGTAAATCTACCAGCTACATAAGTAGATGTATTTAAAAATGGAACCTCTACTGAATTTATTGTTATTTGTGGTCTAGATGTACTTTCTACATACCATTCATTGATACCTAGAGAAGAATCGAATCTTAAGATAAACCTATTCTTTCTTTTCGGTTCATACGGTATCGGCATTTTCATTAATAAATCGGCCATATCTTTTAATTTTTGTTTTTACTTTTTTATTATATCTATAAATATATCGGTAATGAAAAAAATATTTTAATTTAGTTGTTTTAGTACTATTTTATTCATCCCCCCTTCAGAAGTGTCGTATACCACAAAATTAACATTAGGAAATTCATGTTGTAAAACGTGTTCTATGAAGTCTTTTATTGCGTTAATATTACCTAAATCATCATCACTAAACCCTATAGAGAGCTTATTAAGGTCTGAATCCACTATTTGTTTTGCCCCTGTAACAATCTTGGTTACGTAGTCCCTTAACGCGATTTTCTTATTTTCTTCGGGATTTAAAACTGATGAGTCGTCCCCTAAACCAAACTTATCAGTAAAAAATTCTGAAGTTACTGGGTGATAATCGTGACTATCTAAATAAGTTTTTAAAATTGTATCTACCTCTTCCCCATCTAATTCGGGTAAATTTTGTTGTATGTTGTCTATCATTTTTGCTAATTCTTCTTCACTAAAGGTGTATGAAATAACTAAATCCATACCTTTTCGTAGTACTGCTGGGTTATGTCCACGCGCTGTTATTATAGAGATTGGGTTCGCGTAAATTAAAGCTTCTTTAAATTTATTGAAGGATGGAGCGAAAGAATTATTTTGTAGTGCTTCCTCTAAGTCTGTTAAAAAAGATTCTTCGTTTATGAAATTATCGAATGCACCCTCATCTAATTTATAATTTTCATCACCTCTAAGTAGAGCAAATTCTTTAGTACTAACATTAATTTTTTCCCACCCCGAATCAGTTTTCCTTAACATTTTTATTTTAGTAGGCATATTAATGATATTATCGTCCCAATCAAAAGAATAAGCTCTAATAGGAGGTGTACTAGAATATTCCTCTTGGATTAAAGAACTTACACTTTTAAGTTGTTTGGATGTTATGAGTATATTATTTGACATATAATATAAATACAAATTAATTTGGATTATTCATTTATTTTACTTATCTTTGTAGTATGAAAAAATTATTATATCTCTTATTGGTATTCCTGTGTTGTTCTTGTGAAAAGAACTACCCACTAATAGATTGTAATGTAGAGTATCCTACTACCCAAGATACTACATCTATTATAGAAATTGAATTTTTAGATGGTGATTGGTTATTAATGAGTGGTAAAATGGTTATGGAAAATTTAGACTTGAATACTTCTTCAACTCAATTTCACTTTAGTAGTGGTCCTACCAGTAGTTTAAGATATGGGTCTCCTATGTATGATTTTGAATCTATTATTAGGTATGAAACAATTTGGACTTTTGATTTTCCTAGTAGTATTCCGGGTGTTGGAGAGTTTACTTTAGGCTACGACACTTTGGTTCCTTATGGTTTAAATGTAAGTGAGTCCTATTTAACGGTTATTGAACCTATTGTCGGCCCACAATTACTTCTAGGTGGTTCGTCTAGACCTATAACCATAAAACACATTGATTATGATAATAAAATAATTAACCTGATTGTTCAGGAAGCTTATCAACAAATTAACGATTATGATTATCGTTACTATTCTATATTAACTTTTAAAAAAATAAATTAACATGAAAAATTTTATCTTGTTATTATTATTAATACCTTTATTTGTTAGTTCTCAGACTTTCACACTTAAAGACACAACTTATAACATGACACTCCATATAGATAATTTCACTGACGAATTTAAAGTGGCTTTGATGAAAGATATGGTGGTTAACAGTATCTCCAACTCTTCTAATACTGTGACTGTAGATACCTTAGAAAATACCGTAGAAGTAAATAGAATGTCCCCTGAGGGTTCAATGACTCTGGGTTTAGAAATAACAACTATAAAAGAAGATAGTTTATATGGTACCACTTATAATTTATATGATTATTATAACGGGAATTATGGTTTCTTATTTATAAAAAAAGATGGTACTATAATATTTAGCCTACAAGATATGACGTTTATCGACGAATACTACGGTTTTGTTGGTTTTATTAATTAATTTTGTAACTATAATGAATTAAAATCGTATATATTAATATAGAAGTTTAACCAAAAAAAAATAAAAATTATGACACAAACTATTATCACATATCTAATTATCTCACTAATATTAATGGGCGGATTTTTAATTATTAATGAAAAAGAAATACGTAAGTCTTATGTTAAGTTCGAGAATAAACGTAATGAATCTCCTACTAATGGGTGGTATACCTTTTATATTTTAACTCACGTGCTTAAAGCACCTATTCTAGCTCCTTCTATAGCTCTATTAGTTTTACTTAATGGTGGAAAATTACTACCTGAAGACTAAAAATTTACCTATACTATTCTAGATATTGGGTTAATCACTTCTTTCATTTTTTCAATATCCTCCTTTATAAGATTTTCTTTTTCTTTTTCGGAATCATGAATGTGGTCATAATGCATATCATCTTCTAAATCATCTATGTGGTATTCACTCCCACCATCATGTTTTAAATCATAAAGTTCTTTGTCGTCATGACCTTCGTCTCTACCATAATTCATAGCCTCATCATGACCAGAATCTTCTTTAACTTCACCTTCTTCTAATTCTGGATAAGGAAGTGGGTCTCTTAATGAATCCGTTGGTCTTGGGGCTCTTTGGTCTCTACCCGCTCCTATTGCATCTGCTGTGATTGTCATAAAATTACCTAATTTAGTGATAGAGTTAGCGATTTTCTTTCTAGTATCACTATCTTTAATCATCTCATATGCTTTATGAATAGAATTTATAATGTTTTCTATTCCTGAAGCAGCAGAAACTCCTGGGTTATGCCCTCTCCACTCATCTTGGGATTCAGAGATTATATTATTAGTGTAGTTCTGAATACTTAAATCTAACTTTTCATTAATAATAGCGTGACGAATAATTTTAAATGTTTCAGTTATTATATTAGTTATGTCTTTTTCAGTAGACTCATGTATTCTAAAAAGCAATCTATCTAATTGTTCTTCACTAACAATGATATTTTGTTTTTTACCTTCTGTGAATACTTTTTTCCCTGAAGATGGTTGACTTAAACTTTCCGTTAATATTTTTTTATTAAATTTCATATTACTTTATTGTTATAAATACTATATGTCTTCAAAAGAAGCTCCAGTAGGTGTTATTAAGAATTCAACAAAGATGTATTCTAATGCTCTGGTAGGTTTAATGTAGATTTTACCATTCATTTCATTTCTGTCTATTTCTTCTGGGTCATTAGAAAGTACCACTCTAAAGTCTGTTAGCCCTCTATCTCTTCTAATAGAATCTAATATAGGGTTTACCAGGTCTAAGAATTGTTGTCTTACTATTTCATCATTTTGTTCGAAAATTAATCTAACCGCGACAGCAGAAATTAACTTTCTAGTTTGCAATAATAATCTTCTAACATTAATTCTATCCAAAGCTGATTCTCTAACTTGTAATGTTTTATTACCCCAAATAATCGGTCCTGTATCACTGAATGTAGCGATTGGATTTAATCTTCCAACATATAGTGTGTCTCTTTCATCTAAAGTAAGTTTCTTTCTTGCTTTTGTAGCATCGACTAGTCCTCTTGTGTAACCAGCGGAAGCAAACCAAGGGAAGGAGATGTTATCAGTTAACGCGATATTTCTCATTACTTCTGATGTTGGTGGGATGTATATTTGTTTATTATTAGCCGTATCTCTCACCTGTATCCAAGGATAGTAGGTAGCTGTATAATTAGAATCTATTAAAGAGTCTTCTACATTATCCACAGCTTCTTCTGGTGAAATTTGATTAGCTGTGTCTGTAGTATCCGCTACGAACATATTATAATCTGGTGTGGTTGTAATATATAGTGAATCTGCTCTATCAGTTTCAACCATATCTATTGCTTCATTTACTAATCCCAAATTATCTACATAATCTATACCTGGAGTTGCAAATACATTAATATCTATAGCTTCTGGGTTAGAGAATTCGTTTATACCTCTTAAATAAGCGAAATAATCAGTATTTGCTTCATTAGTATTTAATTTTTTGAATGTTCCACTTCCTGTAGCATTTGCGAATTCTGTGCTAACACATGCTCCGTTTAGGAACCCAGTTAATCCCATTCTATAATCATCAGTATTACTTCTAGTTTTTCTGTAAATGTCCCAACCGTCAAATCCTCCATGTGGTGCCAATGTAAATTTACGTGCTCTTAATTTCTTATATGGGTCAGTACTTAGTGTTGGTTCTGTTCTAAATGAGGTTACACCACATTCAAATACTGATTTACCAGCAAGTGTTGTTCCTGACCAACTTACATAAGTACCAGAACCACCAACTACTACTGTTGCTCCTGAATCCATGTGGAATCCTTGTGTAATTACACTCCATTCTCCACCTGCAGTTGCTGTACATACGTTTGATGGTACTACGTACCCTTTATGGTCAAAGAATGATGGGTCGTATCCTGCACCCATAGTATCAGAAATACCTAGATAAACTTTACTTATTTTATCACCACCACTAACAGTAGCGTTATTAACAGTACCCGTACCAAATGGTGGGTCATACACAACTTCACCCGGTGTATAATATTTAGTTTTATATACTAAACGTGGATTTATAGGACAATTTCCGTAACTTCTAAATCTATATCCTTCAAACCCACAAGGTAATGAAGTAGCAAATGTCCCGTCAAGAACACCTTCACCTAAAAATAACATAGTATATTTAGATTTTAATTCAAATTCACCTGTTGATGTACCTATTTTTCTACCTATAAAAGACACTTTAGTTGGGTCTAGACTACATCTAGTGTATTTTTCTAGAACTACTGGGTTTGCGTCAGTATCATAAAAATCTCTCACTATCACATCAAATTCAGCTCTTTCAAAAGATAAGTTTATTAATGATACTTTATATTCTCTATTAGCTGTAGTTCCATCAGAAATGGAGACAAACTTAAATAGTCTAAATACGTCGGAACCTTGTAGTTCGGATACCACATATGGTGTTTCCGGTGTTAACCACTCATGCATATTCCAAGCGATTGTACCTGTGTTTGTTGTTGCTCTCGCTGATGGCAAATAAGTTAAACAACATTGTAGTCCTCTAACTTTACCTTTTCTCCAACTATCTTTTAATAAAGTAGGGTAAGATTCTTCAACAAATAACGGAACATCTATTGCCTTCTTATCAAAAGGTGTTACACCGAATACACTAGACGCGTAATCTGTAGATGTTACACTCATTGATGTTTTGAAGGTGTAGTCTTTTCCTTCTGCCGTTCTCGCGTTAATTCCAAATGACGCGAAAGGGTCTTCTAATACTTTATAGTATGTTCCTCCTGAACAATCAAAAGTAACAGTATTTGCTGTTATTTCGTAAACTGGTCCTCCACTCGCTTTAGTACTTAATCCTCTAGACCTAAATGTTAATACTACCATACCATCATAATCTGTATATGGTTGTACACCACCCCAATCTACATAATCTACAGCACAATATCCTGAGAATACAGTAAATGCTGTACCACCAATAGTTGTACTACCAGTAGATATCATCTGACATGCCCCTGTATTTGCTGTAGTCGCGTATAACTGATATGACACTCCACTATATGTGGTTCCACTACAACATGTAGTGTCACCAGTGTAGTCGAATAACCCGTAATACCATGCATCATTTTCATAATCAAGAGGTCCTTCTAATGCTGTATTACTATCTACTCCTAATCTATTATAAATCGTGGTTGAACTTGTCGCGGATAGTGAATTGGTAGTTGTTGCTGTAGCTAAATTAGTATAGTCAGTAGGAATAACCCCGTATTGATAGATTGCTCCCCCGTAAAATGGCGTAGTAGCGGAAACTAAGTAATCTGGGTTTGACCCTGAACAACTTGAGTATGGAGCAGATGCTGCGTCACCAACATCAGCGTCACCTAAATCACTCGCTATACCATAAATTGCTTTAGCCCATGCAAGTAGGTCGGCTTTTAATGTTGTTGAAGTCCCGTTAGTTAAATAAATTGTTTCTTCCCAGTCTTGTAAAGGATTTGTTGCGTTACCATTTCCGAAATGAGCTTTTATAGAACTTGGTAAAGTACTAATAAAATCAGTACTTAAAGCTGCATTTGAGAACATCTCACTACCAATTGTTACATTTGACCCAGTTAAAGGAATGTAAAATGGTAAAGACGTAGCACCCGATGTATACGCGGTAGTAGCCGCACTAAACGAAGATGGGTCAAGACTACCTATAGTTTGTACAGACCATGACGGTCCTGCATCATAACCACTTAATCCTAATACTCTTGTAACAAACAATTGGTTAGATTGACTAAGATATGATTTTGCGATATATCCTAACTCATATTTTGGTATTTGTGAGTCTACATATTTTATTGGTGATGTTCCACCGAATCTAGTTGTGAAATCATCATATGATTGTATAAATATTGGTTCGAAAGCTGGACCTTTTAAGGTCTCTCCAACTAAACCTAGTGTGGTAACACCAACGCTCTGTGCTACAAATGTTAAATCTTTCTCGGATGTGTATACACCTGGAGAAACAAATACTTTATTACCGTCTGCCATGTTTTATAATTTTTAAAATGTTTTATTTACTTTTATTATAAATATAATCCCTAATATCAAAAGTTATGGTATAAAACACTATATTTGGTGTTGTGTAGGTAATTTTTCATACTTTTTTCATACTATATAATAATTATATTAAAAATACCCCATCTAATGCCACCACAAGACAAAAAACAAAAAAGCAAAAACTTAAAAATAAGTACGGAAACCCACTTATTACTTAAAAAATATTGCAATAAGAAAGGCCTGAAGATGTTTGCCTTTGTTGAACTCCTTATAAAAGAAAAGTGTAAGGCTGTTAAAGATATCTATGGGGAATAACTACCTTACTAGTACTTCAGTTAATGTTAACGTTGATGGTTTGCCTGCCGCGGGCTTAGTTATAGTTATAACCAAAATATCCCCGGGATTAACTAATATTGGTTCTTTAAGTGTTATTCCGTCTATTTGAAATGTTGTGTTTCCAATATTCTTGGTTCTTGTTATAGTTATATTAGTTTTATATTTATATGTCACATTCAAAGTTAATTGTGTAGCCCCAAACTCTAATCTATTACTAACTTTATCTATAACTTCCTTACCTAAGGTTCTAGGTTCCTTCTCTCTATTCTTATTATCAAACCCAAACATCACTAAACTTCTAGATATTGCTGGCTTAACTTCAAATTCTTCTTCGTCTAGTAAAAATCCCTGCATCTGAAACTGATAGTCTTGTTGGTAGTATCTCCTGTCTTCGGTATCTATTTGACTTTCGTCCCCAATAGAATCCATAACTATAGGTATATAATGTCCTTTAACAAATGTATAAGCTTGTCTAGAGGTAAATTTCTGAAGTACCACCCTATTAAATTGATTTAACTCTCTCATTCTATTGCACACAATTTTAACATTATAGGTGATATCTACAGGTACTGGTTGTGGTATTGTATATACATCATATCCTTTTCTGTTGCCGTCCCATGTTGGTACTTTTGCATAATGAAATTGTTTTCTATCGGGTATATTATATTTTAAAGCGGGATTACTACCATATTGTACGTCTGGTTTTCTTACAACAACTATAAAAGGTAACTCAACATTTTTATCTTGATTTGCAAACTTCCAGGTTTGAGAAAATTCTGCCCATCTTTGTAAGGTTAATATCTTATCTATTAAATTTATTTTTTTACCACTTACTGTTGTCTGTAATTGGTCTCCGACAAATTCTAACATTCCTTTATCTAAATCAGCGTGTAAAATAGATTTAGGTAAATAAGTCCCATCTTCATTTATTAAATCGGCTAACTCCCTTCTTCTATTAGGGGTAGTTATTCCATTGTACCCATCAGGATAGTGTTCTTGGATAGGGCCAGGATTTATATTTAAATTTTTTTTTATTTTTTTAGGTAATGCCATTATATTCCTTTAAATTCATTTTCACTAACCCAAGAACATATTATAGTTCTATAGAAAGCTTTATACCCACCTATAGTATGTTTCATGTCCGACGTAACCCTACCATCATTACTAACCGAATAATACCTCATCCTATCTTCTTTTTCTGGATAACCAATATAATCACCATAATTTATATCTATATCTAATTCTTCTAAATGTTTAATATAAACTCCTAGTGTCATATTACCTGGCTCCATCTGATTTACGAGACCACTACCATAACTTTTATTACTGGGTGTGTCTATTCTTACGTAAGCATTAAACTCTACTGGTGGTTTATATCTTATTTCTTCAGGGCCAGATTCACCGTATACATCATCAACATCTGATAATCTTTGGTCTACTCTAAATAATACAAGTGTGAAATGCATATCACCATGTAACCACTCCATTCCTATATCCTGTTCTAGTTGGAAGTCTTCTGAACCAAAAAATTTAGATATTCGTGTAATAGGTATTTTTTTATTTGCCATATTGGTTTCCCTTTTATTATAAATACAATTTGTCTTTCTTTTCTCTTTTTATTATATTTTAATATGGAAAATTTTCCTCCAGAGATTAAAGCTAAAAATTCATTAGCTAATTATGATGGGGCCAATAACTATATTATAGGTCTCAAAAATAATATGCTTAATAGTAAAACTTTTGTATTAACAAGGTCTCAGTCCGATTATATCAATAAAAATTATAGTAATAAACCTAAAGTTGTAAGGTTGTGGATGGAAATAGATGATTACCTTTCTAAAGAACTTATGTCCACCAAATTTCTACAATCACCACCTAAATCTATATGGATAGAAAAACTTTTAGCGGAAACGGATAAAGCTTATCATGTGTGGGGTAAAATCATAGAAACTCAAAAACTTCATTCTTTTTGGGTACCTAAAAATCAAATTGTTCCTAGAGAATCTCCAGACCTTGATGTCGATTTTACAGTTTTTTCCCACAGACCTCCTTTTGAACACCAAAAAAAAGCTATAATAAAATTAGTGTCTAATACAAAATATATCTTAGCGGATGATATGGGGTTGGGTAAAACTAGTTCTGCTATTATGGCTGCTATCAATCTTAATCTTCAAAAGGTATTAATTATATGTCCTGCTTCTTTAAAAGTTAATTGGAGAAGAGAAATAGAAAATTATACTAAGGATACTGTGGGTATTGTGGAGGGTAAGAACTGGGAAGACGGAAAATATATTATTATAAACTACGATATTCTGAAAAACTTTCATTCCTTACCGAAAGACTCTGACAAAAAAACAACTATATTAGATTCTAAATTTGATTTGGTTATAATAGATGAAGCTCATTATGTGTCAAATGGTAAAGCTCAAAGAACTAAATTGGTTAACAATCTTACTACTAAAATAGATAGATTATGGTTGTTGTCTGGTACCCCTATGACTTCTAGGCCTATGAATTATTATAATTTATTAAAATTGGTTGGTTCTAGAGTGGCTAATAATTGGATTAATTATGTTAGGCGTTACTGTGATGGTAAACAAATTTTTAGGGGGTATCGTAAAATTTGGTTGACTTTCGGTGCAACTAATCTGGAAGAGTTAAGGGATAAAACCAATGATAAGGTTTTGCGTAGGTTAAAGGAGGATGTTTTAGATTTACCGGATAAGATTATAACCCCGATACATATGGAATTAAAATCAAAAGTTTATGAAAGTGAAATGGGTGAATATCTGGACTGGAGAAGACAGAATAGGAACAGGGGTTTATCTATCCAACTCTCAAAATTAATGAAGGTTAGACAAATTATCGCGTTAGAGAAGGTTAAGGAGACTATACAACTTATTGAGCAGTGTTTACAACAAGATAAAAAAGTTATTGTATTTACTAATTTTACCGAACCTTTAATGACTTTACATGAGAAATATAAAAAAGAATCTGTTATTCTTAATGGTACCATGAAAAAGGAGTCTAGACAAGAAAGTGTGGACCGATTCCAAAATGACGATAAAGTAAAAGTTTTTATAGGTAATGTTAAAGCTGCTGGGGTTGGAATTACGTTAACTGCAGCTGAGGTGGTTATATTCAATGATTTATCTTTTGTACCTTCAGATATGTCTCAGTGTGAGGACCGTGCATTTAGAATAGGTCAAGATAAAAAAGTGTCTTGTATATACCCTATTTATGACAATACTATAGAAAGAACAATTTATGAAATAGTTAATAAAAAGAAATCCATTATAGATACTGTGATGGGTGATAATATTAATGAAGAAGATATTTTAGGAGAAATCCTAAACGGTTTGTAAAAACGGACTTTCCCTTATATTTATAATAAAACACTTATCATGAGTAAAAAAGAATTTACAAAAAAACAACTTAAAAAACAGTTGACGATATTAACTGAAGCTAAAGGAGATATTAAGTCTGAATTAAAAAAAGCCTATAAAGCTTTGAAAAACCTTAAGTCTTTATTGGTTGGTCATAAATCTGGAGAACAGACATTATCTTTTAGTGATATAAAAACAATTAAAACTGCAGCGAGAAAAATAGAGGATATATACGAGGATATGGTGGATACTGAAATGACTGAAAAAGAAAAAGAAAACGAAGTGGAGGTAGAGAGGAAAAACGAGAAATCAGAAGGTCATGGTAAAATGTACAATGCCTTAAAAGGTGTTAATGAAAATAAAACTATTAATCTAAATCAGTCTACTTTGAGGAGAATTGTTGAAAGAGTTGTTAATGAACAAGACCGTCGAGAACAGTGGGGACCAAAATCACCTACATATGAACAAACTCAAGATTTAAAACAAATAAAAGCATGTGTAAACACTATACAAGGATATGAATATACTCAAGAAGGTCGTTCTCCTTATATAGGGGGTAATTTCATGACTGAATTTATGTGGCATCTTAAACAGAGTTTTGATAAGGATGCAGAAAATGCAAAAGAGATTGAATATAAAATTAAAAAATGTTTTAGAAATACGGTACTTTGGGATGAGTACGGAAAAGCATTAAGATTCCTTGGAGATGACAGGAGATTCAGGAGAATAATGAAGGACATAGAAAAAGGCTCTATTGAGTAAATAAATAAATAAATAAATAAAAGAATAAAAAAATAAATTATTATGAGAAATAGATTTAACTTAAGTGAGTCGGAAAAAAATTATATTAGAGGCTTACACGGAATTAATGTTATCACTGAACAAGAAGAAGAGGACTTAGCTGTTGTAGATGTTGAGGATGCTCCAGGTGCTGATGAGGGAGTTGAAGAGATAGTAGACGACGAAATAACAAATGAAGAAATAGTTGATGTACCAGAGGATGAAGATTCTTGGTTAGAAGAAAGATGGGAAGACCTAACAGATGGAGTTAGAAATATATTCACGAGAAGTAAGCATTTCGCTGGCTGTTCAGGAATGGGTAGCTGTCCTGCTTTTAATAAGGTGAACAGAAGACGTAAAAAAAGAATATTACGTGGTATAAGTTTGTCTTGGCCTAGACTAAGATGGCCTAAATTTATTATACGTTGGCCTAAAATACGTTTTAGAAAAAATCCTTTTAAGGGAGCTGGAAAACATCACTAAATTCTACCTGTTAAAAAGAAGATAAATTAAAAGGTCCGGAAGGACCTTTTTTTAATGCCAACTTCCAAGTATTTATATAGAAAGGATATAATATGCCAACAACTATAGACCCAGCAAAAAGAACAAAATTATTTACACAAGTAAGACATCTCCTTGGTGCTCCCTTAAGAGGAGTCGAGTTAGAGGATGAAATGTTAGATACTGCTTTAGAAATCGCTATACTTGATTATGGTCAGTATGTACAAGATTGGTTGATAGAAAATCAATGGTCTTCACTTTATGGTCAAGATATGGATGTGATATCTTTGACCAACGCCTTCCTCACAAGAGATTTAGATTTTGAAACCTCATTTACTTATGCATATTCCAAAATTGTGGGACTACAAGCTGGTGGTCCTTATGAACTTAAACAAGATTATGTAAATCTGAGTGCTGGAACTCAAATATACCAAATACCCGCTGGTAGAGAAATTAATGAGATTATGTGGTATTCTAGAGCGGAATTAAACGAATCTTTTATTGACCCATTTCTAGGAGCGTTCGGTGGAATGGGGGGTGGATTCGGTATGGGTGGTGGTGCTGGAATGGCACAGATAGGTATTCAGGGTTCCTATTTTTTAATGCCCGCGTTTGATGTTCTATTAAGAATGCAAGATAGAAATATAAAGAATAGAATGATTGGTGGTGATTTAACTTATAGAATTACTGCTGGTGCGGGAGGAATTCATGGTCCAAAATACCTCCATTTATATAATGTACCTGGTGGTAGATTTGATTTTGGTAATATAATGGCCAATCAACAAAGAGTTTGGTATTGGTATTATGATTCTGGTCCTACGAATAGAGATGATTGTTTAGATAAAAATAAAGATATTATTCTATTACCTAGTGATGTTGATTTAGAGGAAATGACCTTTACAGAGTTAAATCCCCCGGCACAATCATGGGTGAGAAGATACTTTTTTGCTAAAGCTAAAGAAATGTTGGGTCGAGTTAGAGGTAAATTTCAAGGAAACCTTAAAACACCAGATTCTGAATTAACTATGGAATATTCCGACTTACTTACAGAATCAAAAGATGAGGTGTCTAAATTAATAGAAGAATTGATGGCTAGGTTGGAGAGATTAAGAAATGATAAAATGTTAGAGAGAAAAGCTCTAGAGGCTGAGAATCTAAATAAGTCATTAGGGTATAGACCAATAAATCCAGGCTCAATATTTGTTATATAGATATGGGATTTTTTACAAAAGTAGATTATGGTAGACAATTAAGACAGTATTCAGCTAATACCGTATTATTTTCGGGTTCTACAGATATGGCTCAATACCTTACTGTGGGGTCTGCCCTTACCGTTGGTCAAAGTATTAGTGGAGCTGGTGAATTTTACTCCTATATCGACATTAATTCTTCATGGCAAGCGGCCGATGGGTGTGTAACCTGTAGTGCGTGTTCAACGGGAAATACCTTTGTTGTCGGTCCGTATTCCGCTACATCCGCAAATTGTAATGTAACTATATCAACATTTTCAGGCGTAACCGGCATGACTCCTGTGTTATCTATTGGTAAGGTTCCGACACCACCTTTGAGTGGTGGGACTACAGCACCCGGTTTAAGTGCTAGTACACTGCAAATTAATAAATTAGGGTTATTACCTGTGGCTGCTGTACCAATGGATTTAGGGTTAGATAATGATGGTAATGTAGTTAGAGGACCTTCATCCTCTAAAAGGTATAAAACTAACTTAAGCTCTGTACAGCGGAATAGATATCACAAATTACTAACTTTAAATACATATTTCTTTAACTACAAAGAAACTGGTATCCCTGGTTTTGGTATGATTGCTGAAGATTTAAATGAATTGGGGTATAGAGAATTAGTTATATATGACAGTCAAGGTAGGCCTGACAATATAGATTATAAATTGCTCTCGGTTGCGTTATTAAATTTAATACAAGGAATATATAAATCCGGGGAAGGAGTATACGAAGAATCTACTTCGTCTGAACAAGATTCTATTACTAAAGTAGTTTCTAATGATTATACTACTAACGGAGAATATCTAATTGTGGTTACTCAGTCATCTAAAATAACTTTAAACTCAGTAAAAGATACCAAAATAAAAATTAAATCTTTGTCAAAAATAGAAATTATCCCGGACACTGGATTGATTGACGGTAAATGGGAGTCTATTAGTTTGGATGGTGATAGTTGTATTGAGTTGGTTTTTGTTAAAGAGCTATCTTACTGGGTAATTGTTAGTTCAGACGGTGTCAAGGATTCCTAGTTCTTTCATAAAGTAATTTTCACTTAAATTCATTTTTAACCAGTACTCTTTTTCTTCTGGTGATATAGTTAGTATCTCTTCTAATAAATCTTGGTCGGATTCTTTTCTTGGTACCCCATTTATTAACTCACATTGTGTGTTAGTGTAGTACTCTCTATCTTCCGGTATCTTCTTAAGAAGTGTATCTCTAACTTCTGGTTTAAAACAAACTAGTAATGGCTCTACTCTTTTATTAAATGTGGATATGTACCTTGGTACATTATATTCACCTGTCATTCCACTCTCTAAATCATTTTCAGATATTAAATAAGAGTTTAAAACAATTTCTTCTGAACCATCTTTTTTCTTTTTTCTTTGTACGTCACCATGAGACATAGCGGTCCCATTATTAACATAATAAATTGTATCACCTAAAGATACTGGAATATTTTCTTTAATGATTAATTCCATGTGTGCTTGACGTGCCATTAAATGCCCAGCTTTAGTTCTTTGTTTACATCTTTTTTTGTAGGACTCTATTGTTTGTTTAACTCTAGATTTGTTCGCGATTTTTGCTAAAAGAATTTCTTTATTGTAAATAATAGTTAGATATTCGTAATAATACTCTATAAATTCAGTTCCTTTTCCTTCTAATAATAATCTTAGTCCTTTGTCTATAAATTCTTCTAGGTATCCTTGTATCTTTTTAGATTTAATAGAATTTCCTGTTAGTTTGACAATTCCGTTTTTCATTAATAATGCATAGTTTTTTCTTGCAACATTAATACAAGCTGGCCATTGTCCATCAGTGTCTAACCCCATTTCACCTCTCATAAATAAATCATTATATTCTGCAACGTCTGCTTCACTACCTAAATATGCTTTATATTTTTCCACCAATTCATTATTACCCACTCCTATATATTCTCTACCTTCTACATTAGTGGGGCAAGAAAAATTCACACCGTCTGTATCCATAACTAATGGGTCATATCCTTTATCCCTAAAAAATTTAACCATATGTCTTAAATATTGTCTTGCAGTACAGGTGACTTTTTCACCCATATCCATATCACCCCACGGAAATACATGAGGAGCGGATAAAGAACCAAACATGGAGTTGATGAAAATTTTAATAGGTAATTGTTTTCTACCAAAACTTTCTGATTTTTTAGTGTCTTTAGTGTAATACTCAGAAGCTAAATTTTTATATTTAATTCTAGTATCTCTGAAATATTTTAACATACCTTTCATCGCGTCTGTTATATCACATTCTGGGAAAACATTATGGACTAGTTGAATTGATGGATATAGGGAGCTAAAGTCTAACTTTAATACGTTAGTCGAGTATCCAGTCTTTACGAGACGAGATAGTCCTCCGATAAATGGGCGTTTGTGTGCTTTTTCCGGGATTGCCAGTCCTTTATGGTATGACCACGCTAACATCAACATTTTCCATAAAGTAGCTGTACCCATTGTAGAGACTCTTTCGTAAGAAGTGGGTACCATACTAGCTAGTAAAAACGACGCTTGGTTAAATTGGTCATCTACTTCCATGGTTTCCCACAAATCATCCATTAAATATCTTTCAACAATTTCAGCTCCACCAACCTTTTGGTAAACTTCCGGAAATTTTTTATCTATATTGTATAACCCCTCACCCCCAACAGGTTTATATTTTCCGTTTTCTATGTTTAAATAAAACTCTTTATTTTCTCTGTAGGTTGAGGCTATTTTATCACCTTTAACATATACCCGATTTGGTTTTTCTGAATTAGTGAACTTTGTGATATATTTTAATCCCCAGCTTTTTATCTCTGAATTAATGGTTTGAGCTCTTCTTACCGCGTGTGCAATATCTAAAGAATTACAACCCCATATCTTTATTTGTTTATAATCCTCTATTTCAGCTCCTAATTTTAAAACACCGTCATTAATTTTATATCCTTGGCTTGGGTTTAAGGTTTTAAATCTAGTTGTATCCATTTGTAAAATTTCAGCTCTTTTGAATATCCAGTTCCAATCAAAATTAGATGAGTTGTACCCACCTATAATAGTTGGTTTAAGATTATATATTGTCTCAAAAAACTCATATATAGCTTCGGATTCTTCCACTTCACTTTCTCCTATCTCAATAACTTTTTCAAACCCTCTATTATCTTTCATCCCTACCATAAAAATCCTGCCGTCTTCCGGATTTAAAGCTGTTGTCTCTAAATCAAATACAAATCTATGGACATTATCGTATTCTTCAAACCCTTTAAATAGTCTTTTCTTTTTTTGAATGAGGTACTGTTCTATGGGTGTTAAAATTAATATTGAGTCTCTGTTTTCTGTTTCCCATGGATTTAATCCTCCTTGTCTAAAAAATGTAACTAAGTCTCTGTATGTTTTTGTAGTTTTTATTAAGTAAGTTAAACCGTTGTCTAACCTTTCGTTGTTCCCAGTTTCTAATTTTTCTATTAAAATGCCGTGTTTAGATATAGCTTGTTTCTGAGCGTGTTTATCACCATTATAAAAATTCTTTTTACTTAAATCACCAACCCAACAAAAAGGTATAAATGTGTCAGACTCAATTACCTTACCTTTGTCTGGGTATTCCTTTATTTTATAAATTTTTCCATTTCTCCAACCATATTCAAGAGCTACAATATATTCTTCTGGGTCATTACCCAGTAAAAATTCTTGTATTTCTTCTTGTGTAGCTTTGTCTATTGTATTATCCATAATTTAGTATATATGCTGATATACAAAGATAAGTAAAGAATTTAAGTTAATCAATTATTATGAACAAGGGGATTTGACAAAAGATTCAGAAATATTAATATAAAGATTTTCACGTATGGGGACTATCAATTCTGTATTATCATCATGAAAATATATTATAAATTGCCCTTCAAATCTACCGCTTTTTCTAACATCACGTCTTTGCCATGGATAATAAATGTAATATTCAATGTCTGAATTAGGAGATGTTGGTGTTTTACTTACAATTCCTGCTGTTTGGTTTACAACTTTAGGTATTCCCGTTGTGGTGTCTTTCATGGAAAAATATATACTAGAATTAGCTAGTTTTTCGTGAAAATTACGAAAATCATTTCTACCATCTTGCACTAATTGCATTTTAAGTATTGGTTCTATTGAGTCTTTTCTAATAAAAAATTCCATTCTTTCTCTTTTTAATATAAATATCTAACCATTGTGTATTTATCCCTACTCCGCATATGGTAAGTCACAGTCTACACATCCACTATCACAATTTTTACATTCTTCACAATCAATTAAAGAATATCTACTCTTATTAATTAAAAAATTATGATATATTTCATCTGGTGTTAACGGTTTTATATAGTACATCATTTGAGAAATTCCACCTATAAATGTACCGCCAAACCAATTTCTTATAAGTGTTTGGTCTGAGTTAGGTACGAAAGATGTCCAATTAGTAGTATCACATGACATAGAGAACATAGCTGAGGATAAACCTAACGCTCCACCACCCCAAGACATATTGTAAGCTACACCCATTTGTGTTTGTTTATTGGTGTTTAGTTGTCTAGGTATGATTTCCTCATAATTTTCAACTGTGTGGACTCTTCTACCATTAACATAAAATGTTAAGGTACCTAATCTATATTCTCTTTCCGCAAACCATTTCTGTACATATGCTCCATGACAATTAAAATCAAAATATGCGTCTTCAATAAATCTAGGGTACTGGTCTTTACAAGGATTAATTTCTGGTGTTACACCTACTGGATTACATCCAAATGGGGCAATGCCCCCATCTTTATGGGTTCCGTATCTTTGAAATTTGTCTGTCCTTACTCTTACCAAATCATTTATTCCACCATTATTAAAAATTTCACAATCTTCTAATTCTAAATTTCTTTTAAATACTATATCTACTTGTATCCATGTATCCACACAATTACCACTTTGGGTTATGAATGCACATATAGGGTCTGAGTAACTTTCTTCTATTTCGGAGTCACAATAAAAAGTCTTTCCGGTATTACACTCCTCACTGGTTCCTGTAGTAATACAATATCCACTATATCTTAATGTCCTATATCCAATTTTCATGTCATCAGTTAATCTAAATCCAAGTGCGTTGCTATAAACATCATATCTAGCGTTAGGAGACTGGTTTTGATATCGTACTTTTACTGGGTCTTCTTCAGTCATACAACACCCACTAATACCTGATAATGTAGTACATGCAGATAATTCTGCGAAGTTATCAATATTGCTTCCTGTAAAACCCCATTTATCTTCTGCTCTTATTCCTTTATAGAAAAAGAATCCTCCTGTGTTAGATGGGGTAGATGGTGGATTATAATTTAGTAGTGTTTGTGGTGGGTTTGGTCCAAAAGCTGTCATTATCGGTGGTATACATAATGTTGCTGCACTAGAAGTTACACTTATAGTTACCCCACTTTCCCAATTAATAAATCTATTCCATCCACTAGTATTATAACAATTTCCATATAGTCCTTGTTGTCCTGTATAGGGAGCTGGGCCATCTGGGCCTATTATTGTATTACCCACACTATTAATTTTTAAATAAGTCTCAAAAGACCATCCTCTATTTGGCCGTGTTGGTAGGACTTCATATGGATAACCATATAATTTATAAAATCCTTGATAAAAACCACCTCTTAGGTCTTGGTAGTACCCCGACCCATCAAATGCACTAAGTATAGAAGTATCTATTGTTGAGTTTAATGTTCCTGCTGGTGTTAGTGCCTTAACTTGTATCATCTTAAATCTTTTGTCGTACGCAAAACTATTAAATTGTTGGGGGGCTGGTAGTGTATCATATAAATTAATACAGGAAGTACTACCGGGGGTAAGTAGTCCATTGTCTGTGCCAGTCCATATAATATCGCAAAGACTAATTGGTGTCACACCAGTATAGGGGCACTCACAAGTAGATTTGGCTTGAGGCCAGTATAATTTACTTAGTACAACAAAGGGTGTGGTACTAGCAGTTTGAATCCCACAATTAGTAACTGGTTGTGTTCCAGAATTAGGACTAGCTAAATCAATCCATACAGGTAAACTACTTCCAGAGGTAGCATCAATAATTGAAGTAGAGTACACTACTTGTTGATTAAAATCTTTTTCATCAGAAGCTAAAAATATATCATAGTAAGAACTATAATTTATTTTAGCGTCTAATCTATTGAAATAATAGTTATTTAAATTTTGTGTTCCCATTAATTATAAATACTATTTGATTGGTTTAGATATTTATAAATAAAAGTATATATGAAAAGAATTGACGCAATAGAGGTAGTTACCCAAAAACTTAGGGGATTAAAGTCATTATTAAATGAAGGTAAGTCAGTATCTCCTGTTGAATTTTTTACTTTATCGGAAGTTTTTAAATTTCAAATAGAGCCTAAATCTCATCGATTTACAGCTATATGTTTAGATGAGGCTTCTAAAACAGACGACGTTAAGAAACATTTAGAGATAGTTGAGTCTATAGTTGGTGAATCTTCTAGTGGTTCCACAACTGGAAAAACTAGTGGTGAAACTGCAGAAGTTAATGAGTTGTTAGATTACGATGGTTCTATACAGAGTAGTAAAGTACCTCCAGGTGTAGAGAACGTAAAAAGTATTAGTTCTAGAAAAACTACAGATGATGTTGAGAAAGCTACCAGACAAGGTGGTACTTGGACTGGGGCTGGTAACTGGTTTAAACAATATTATGGTGAGTCTGTAGAAGAAATAGGTGAAATTGATAAGTCTGGGGTGTTAGGTGTAGATGAGACCGACCAATTAGATTTTGATGGGGCGGTAGACTATTATGAAAAAGAACTAGAGATGCCTAAAGATGAAGCTGTGGAACGTGTGGAGAAAGAACGAGGGCCTGAAACATTAGAAAAAAGTAAACAAGATGGTTCTTTTACTAGACATAGATTAACTGAAAAAGAAACCTATAAAAAATTAGCAGAAGATAAGGCTCGTAATATGATTGAGGTCATTTTATCTAATAATTCTGAGTCTGGTGAATTAACTGAAAAAGATATCAACTTGACTACTAAAAAAATAAAAGGGTTAGTTAGATTTGCGAAAGCAAACGGTATTGAGGATGTTCAAGAGTTATTAGACATGGTAAAATCTAAGTGGGATGAATAGTGATTTAAAAAATGATATTTATTCTTTGCCGGATAACTTAATAGATAGATTAAATTTATCCTTAAAAAATTTAAGTCCTGGTGATAGTGGGTATGATAGGTGTAAAAAAATTGTATCCGACGGTAGTGTTGGGTATTCTCAAGCTAAAAAGATGAAGCATGAATTAGAGAATGACTTAGATGGTGAAGATTACGAGGTGGTTGGTGGTGACGATATGTTGGATTTTATAAACACGTCATTGGGTGGAAGAAGAGATAGTACGTATAAATCAAAAAAAGTTAGACAGAATAGTGGGGAGGAAAATGTATTTAAGAAGTCCCACACAAAAGATAGGTCTAAGAACCCAACTAAAGTTAGAAAAATTAAAGTGGCAACAAAAAGTGACGATATAAATAATAATAGAGCTGTCTATGAAGAAATAGATAGAATAAAACAATTAATAAATTAAAAAATTATGGCAGATTTTAATCAAAAAAAACCAGGTGAAGCATTAACTAATATGAGTGAAAAATTTAGAAAACAAAATTTAGTTAAAAATACATATCCAGTGTCGGACTCTGAAGGATATAGTCCTAACCACCCAAATGCAATGGCAGATGGTGATGATAAGGGTAGGGGGAGTGCTATTTATCTCGATGTCTTTGGTGAAGATATAGGTACTCGTACTGATATTCATGGTAATGGGGAAGCTAACACTGGAAGAGTTAATAACTTAAAGACTAACCTTTATGGAAAAAGTAACGAATATAGTTCGGGTAATATTGATTCTGATGGGGGTTATGAACCTCAAATGTAAAAATGAATTTACTAGATTCTTTAGTGTCGATATTGGTGGAACAAGTATCTAATAGTGTGGTTAAAGACGCTATTACTAATAAACATACTTGTGAAATAAGGTATCTGGATGATGAAAAATTACCTAGCGGGGGAAATGTTAGGGTTGTTCAACCAGTAGCTTATGGTTATTCCAAAAAAGATAATCCAGTTATTAGAGCTTATCAAACTTCTGGGCCCTCTTTAAAAGTAGATGAAAAAGGTATACCTTTACCGGATTGGAGGTTATTTAGGGTAGATAGAATAAAAACTATGAAGCCGAAGAAGGGTGATGATAGTTTATTCTTGACTTTTGAGGAACCTCCATTATATAATCCTATGGGGGATAACTCCATGACTAGAGTTTTATACAATTCAAAATTTTAAAATTATGACAGACATGACAACATTACAACAATCATTAATAAACGCTAAAAGAGTTATGAGTAAAGTGGATGGTGGAGATTTTACTAAAAGTGGTATATCATTACCTTCTTCTACTTCTAATTCTACACCTAATGTTAATATGGGTAGTGTACAACAACATATGCCTCCACAATCTACCATTAACGAATCTATACCTACACAGCCCGCTAATCTTAAACCAAAGGCTAATATGAGTGAAGAAAAGATTAAAAGTTCTAACCTACCTCAAGCTATTAAAGAAGCTATGATAAATACACCCATACCAGATATTCCATTCAACGGAGGTGGAGTTGGTTTAAGTGAAGAATTTTTAAATGGAGTAAAAACTGAAATGAGTAAACAGGGAATGGAGACATCACCTGCTTATGTTGACGAACCACAGGATACACTAAGTGTTCCCCCAATACAAAGGTCAATATCCCATACTAAAAAAATAACATCAAAAAATCTTAAATCAATAATTAAAGAGTCCGTAAAAGAGCTTATAGATGAAACTATAGGTTTAAAAACAGATAATGAAGAAAATTTTCAATTCCGTGTGGGGAATAAAATTTTTTATGGTAAGATAACTTCTAGTAAAAACATAAAATAACCACAATACTCCTTTGACATATTAATATTTTTACTTTATTATTAGTTCATGAAAAGTAAAAAATATAAAATCCTCGTCCTCCCTAGTGATAGAACTGGGGTATCAAAATTTCGTTCTGTAGACCCACATACTTATCTACAAAAAATGTACCCTGATGAATTCTGGGTAGATATTAAATATGACCCACCATATACTGATGATGAATGGTGGAAGCAATATGATTTAATCCATTACCATAGAAGTATTGGTCCTGATTATGACGCTTCAAAAGCCGTCGCAAAAAAACTTAAGCGGTGGGGCATACCACAAATTATGGACTTAGATGATTACTGGTTACCCACTACTGACCATCCCGCTCATATGATGATAAAAAACGCTAAAGTAGATATAAAAATCAAAGATATGTTAAGGATAAGTCAATATGTGACTACAACAACCACAGAATTTGCTTCTGAAATATCTAAATTAAACAAAAACGTATACATTTACCCTAATGCTATTAACCACGAAGAAAAACAATATATACCAAACCCAATCTCTTCTAATAAGGTAAGGGTTGGGTGGTTAGGGGGTTCTTCCCACATTAAAGATATGGAAATTTTAAATGGGGTGGTTCATAGATTACATAACGATAGAAAAGGTAAATTTCAAACTGTTTTATGTGGGTATGATTTACGTGGTAGTATGACTATTTTTGATGAGAAGACTGGAAAACAAACTCAAAGACCTATAACCCCTAAAGAATCGGTATGGTATAAATATGAACAAATAATGACTGACAATTATAGGATAATTAGTGATGATTCTTATAAAGATGAATTGTTATCTTTTCAAAAAAAGAGTATTGCGGGAGATACTGATTCTGACTATAGGAGGGTATGGACTAAACCTATCACTACCTACGCTTCAAATTATAACCATTTTGATATTTCTTTGGCTCCGTTAAAAGAACACGTTTTTAATAGGGTGAAATCTCAATTAAAGGTTATAGAAGCTGGGTTTCATAAAAAGGCTTTAATTGTTCAAGACTATGGTCCATATACAATAGATTGTATAAATGCGTTTAATAAGGGTGGTGGATTTAATAATAAGGGTAATGCGTTAATGGTACCTAAAACTAAAAATCATAAGTTATGGTTTCAATATATAAAAAAGTGTATTGATAACCCTAACTTTGTACAGGATTTAGGTGAGAGGTTACATGAAACGGTTTTCCCACAATATACCTTAGAGACGGTAACTAGGAAAAGAGCTGAATTTTATAGAGAAATAATAAGAAAATCGTAAAAATGTCAGATAGTAAGCTACCAACTTGGTTCGATGGAGAACGATACGAAAAAGGAGATGAAGTTACAAACCGATTCTCTGGAGAGAAATATACCCTAACCTCAGAAGAATTATCGATGTATGACTTTATAATGGGAGCGCAGATAGTTTTGGAGATGGGAATAATGAATAACCCTAAAATGGTGGAAGACCTGAGAAAAGGTTTAGATTGGTTTAGGAAAAATAATAATGAGGCTTATATGGTCTTACTAGATTAAAAATTAAAAATTAAAAAAATGGCAGTAGAAATTAATATAATTGACAATGGACCTATATTGGTCAAAGGAAACACTACCGTAACAAAAGGTGGTGAAAAAGTAACAGTAAGTGAAAATTATGCGTTGTGTAGATGTGGGCAATCCAAAAATCAACCAATGTGTGATGGAGCACATAAATCATGTAATTTTAAAGGATAAAAAATATGTACTATCAAGCAATTGTAGCGTTTGAGACGGGAGTGTTGGACGCTAATGGAAACCCTAAAGTTAAAAAGTTTAAATACATTGTAGAATCAGAGTCAGTGTTTGAAGCTAATAAGAGACTATCTCATTATTTATCGGAGGACGCACGAGATTCAGAAGTTATATCTGTTGTAAAAGCCCCTTATGAGGACATTTTACACCCAGAATTAACCCCAAAGTATTATGAGTAAAAAAAGTGTAGCTTTTAGAAGAATAAAAGATTTAAATAAACCTAATAAATCTAATAATGAGGATAAATTAGATGGTGAGATTTTACATCATCTAGGTCTAGACAAGTCTTTAATGGAGGATTTGGAAAGGCAAAGCTATGAGGCTGCAAAAGAAGAAGTTAAAATACCTGTTAGTTATCAAAATAACTCCAGTAATCCTGATTTAAGTTATAAATATATAGATGACAGTGGGATGGATATACGAGCTAACATTTCTTCACCAATAACCTTGTCTCCCCTTAAACGTACTTTAATCCCTACAGGTATTCACTTTGAACTTCCTGAGAGTTTTGAAGTTCAGATTAGACCTAGAAGTGGTTTAGCTATACGAAATGGCATAACAGTATTGAATACCCCTGGCACTGTGGACCGTGGATATACTGGGGAAATAAAAATAATATTAATAAATCTAGGTGAAGAAGATTTCATAATTAACCATGGAGATAGAATTGCTCAAGCTGTGGTTTCTCCTGTTATAACAGGAAGGTGGGCAAAATTAAAAAAAGTAGATAATTTAATTACTACTGAAAGAAGTTCTGGTGGATTTGGTTCCACCGGTATAAAATAAAATAAATTATGTCATTATCAGTAATATTTAGTACTAAAAAAATAGCCCCAGAATTTATTAATACAATTAAAAAAAGTTCTGGGATACACAACATAGAGGTTATACCTTACGAAAACCCAGGAAAATATTCTTTAACCGAACTATACAATAAGGGATTAAAAGAATCAAAAAATAATATTGTGGTGTTCTGTCATGACGATATAAAATTTGACACTAAAAACTGGGGAAGAAAAATTCTAAATCATTTTAAGAGGGATAAAGAAATTGGTATACTTGGTGTGGCTGGAAGTAGGTATATGCCGTCTAGTGGTAAGTGGTGGGAGGACTTTAATAAAATGCATGGTGCTGTTTATCACGAACATGAAGGTAAGCGGTGGTTATCCCGTTACTCCAATGATATTGGTAATAGAATAGATGACGTGGTTTTAGTTGACGGACTATTTTTTAGTGTTAATAAAACAAATATAAAACTTAATTTTAATGAAGATGTCAAGGGTTTTCATTTTTATGATGTCGATTTTTCTTTTTCTAATTATTTAGCTGGAACTAAAGTGGGCGTATGTACGGATATAAAGATAACTCACTTGTCTATCGGAATGACTAATTCTGAGTGGGAAGAAAACAGAGTTATTTTTGCTGAAAAATATAAGGACTCATTACCGGTAAAAATAAATCGAGTTTTAAGAAAAAAAGAAAAACTTAATATCTTAATAGGGTGTTTAAATTTTAATGATTATACTGGTTCTGAATTACATGTATATGAATTAGCTAAAGGATTGCGACAACTTGGTCATAATGTAAGTATTTGTTCTAATGTAGGTGGTCCAATGGAACGTAAAGCGGCTTTATTAGGGATAAATACATATCAATTAAATGAACCCCCAGGATTTAAACTTGGCGATGGTAAATCTACTATAGTCACACCAAATGGTAACCAAATTGCGAAAGAAGGACAATTATATAAGATTCAGGAAATAAAATTTGATGTTATGCATTTACATCATAAACCTATTACTGAACACCTACTTAAGATGTATCCTAGTATACCATCTATTTGTACTATACATTCAGAAGTCATAGAATTAGAACACCCGGTACTAGACGAAAAAATATCTAAATATATATGTATTAGGCCGGAAATCCAGGAATATATAACTGAAGTTTTCGAAATTAATAAAGATAGAACGACGGTTATTTATAATCCTTTCGACACTCAAAGATTTAAAATGTTTCCTTTGCCTAATAAAAAAAATAAAGTCGTATTGTTTGTTGGTACTATAGATTATATTAGACAATATACAATAGAAGACTTGATAATCGAAACTAAGAAATCCGGTAAAGAGTTATGGATTTTGGGTAAAAAAAGAGCTGATTATCTAGATGACTTAAATGAACCTCACGTAACTTATATAGAACCTACTTGGCAGGTAGAGAGTTATATTAAACAGTGTGACGAAACCGCTGGTATTCTATTAGGTAGAACTACTATAGAGGGATGGTTATGTGGTAGGCCTGGTTGGATTTATGATGTTGATGACGCTGGAAACATTTCTTCTAAGAGTCTAAATCCTGTGCCGTCAGATGTAGAAAAATTTAAATCGGAAAATGTTATAAATAAAATAATCGATGAATATATAAACATAATATAATGAATTTAGTGATTAAATTCCCTACTAGAGTAAGGGCTAGAAAATTTTTAAAAGTGTTAAACACATATGTACGATTTTTAGATGATAAGACTACTCGTATAATAGTTTCTTGTGATGAGGATGATGTTTCTATGAAAGAAGACTTCGTTACACAGGTAATTAATCAGTATGATAATGTTGAGGTTCAGTTTAATAATAATTCTAATAAAATAGAAGCTATTAATCATAATATGGAAAACTTAGACTTTGATATTGTTTTATTAGCTTCTGATGATATGGTGCCTCGTATTAAGGGTTTCGATACCACCATAAAAGAAAAAATGTTATCTCACTATCCAGACACTGACGGTGTATTGTGGTTTAACGATGGGTATAAAGGTAATCAACTTAATACATTATGTATTTTAGGTAAAAAATATTATGACCGCTTTGGTTATATCTACAATCCAGAGTATAAATCTGTATGGTGTGATAATGAATTTATGGATGTATCAAAAATACTAGATAAAGTGACTTATTTTGACGATGTAATTATTAGGCATGAACACCCCGACTGGGGATTTGGTTCTAATGATTCTATACATATGAGTAATATTAAACACGAAAGTGGGGATAGAATTACTTATGAAAGAAGGAAAAAAGAAAATTTTGGGCTATGAAGAATTTGTGTACAGTATCCGATATAAATTATTTATTGCAGGGATTAACACTTTATGAGTCCTTAAAAAACACCACTAGTGATTTTATTCTTCATTACCTCTGTATAGATGACAAGTCTTACGACATACTTAAACCACTAGAAAATAACATGTTAAAAGTATATAGTGTTAATACTTTTGTTTCTAATGACCCCTTGTTGTTAAATTTAAAAAACACAGAATATAAATATTTCTGTTGGTCTCTAGCTTCATACTTTTCAAATAAATTGTTAAAAAAAGTAGATTTTATAACTTATATAGATAGTGACATTTATTTTCATGAGAATATTGATGTCGTATTGGAAGAAATAGGTTCTAGGGATGTGGGTATCTTTAGGCATCGTCAATTTCCATTAAATACATATAGACCGGAAGGGTTATACAACGTTGGTGTTGTGTTTTTTAGAAACTCTGAGTTAGGTGTGTCTGTTTCTGACTGGTGGACTGACGCGGTATTAAATAAAAAATACAGAGAATACGCAACATGTGGAGACCAAAAATATTTAGATAATTTTCCTAATTTATGTCCACCAGAATCTATATACTTAGATGAAAATATTGGTCATGGTGCGCCATGGTTATGGCAACTTTATGAGTTTATAGATACTCATAAGATTAAGTGGGAAAATAAAGAGCAGGACTTAATTTTTACGCACTTTTCACAATTTCAATTTAATGGTGATAGTTATATACCCTCACTAATGCATCACATATACACCCCTTTAGACGAATATAAAAATAATATAAATCTTAAGGTAATTTATGACGAGTACTTTACAAATCTTAAACTTACCCAATCTTTATATAAATTATAAAATAAAAAATTTATGAAAATAGCTTTTGGAATGATTGTATTTGAGGGTGACTATGTCCTAAAACAGTGTTTAGAACAGGTATATCCTTTCGCGTCTCAAATATTAATTGCTGAAGGTCCTGTATCTTATTGGCAAAGACAGGGAAGAACCACATCCTTAGACGACACTAATAAAATTTTAGATGAGTTTCCGGACCCAGAAAATAAAATTAAAATAGTACATGGCCAATTTAATGAAAAAGATGACCAATGTAGAGCATATATGCAACATATAAATGATGATATAGATTATATTTGGAATTTAGATTCTGATGAGATTTATACTACTGGTGATTTAGAAAAAATTATATCTTTTTTAGAATCTGAAAAACCTACTAGTGTTGGTGTACGAAGTTGTTCTTTTTATGGTGGTTTTGATAATTACCTAACTGGTTTTGAATTAAATAGAGATAATTTTTTACGTATTTTTAGATACACCAAAGGGTCTACTTGGTTAACTCATAGACCACCTACCATCCAATACCCTATAAATTCTAATATAACTAAAAAACATATAGATAGTGACACTTTATTTAATTCGTTGGGTGTACAAATGTATCATTACTCGTACACTTTTCCAGACCAGGTTTATAAAAAAGTAAATTACTATAAGGATAGTGTTAGTAGACAAAATTGTATTGATGATTATTTTAATAGGGTTTATTTACCTTGGGTTGATGGTCAAAACAAATTAATAGAAAAAGAATTTCTGGGAGTTCATGAATTTAAACCACATGTGAGGGGAGAATGTTATACTGAAAAATTTATAGGTGAACACCCGGAATCTATACTTAGAGATTTAGAAGAACTAAAAATTCAATTTAGAAAACAACTCGAACACTATCGTTGATTAATATAATTTTTATTCATATATTTTCAATATAAATTAATAAATATGAATAATGTACTCTCTGGTGATGAAGGTAATATTTTACTTCACGAAAACCTTAAAAATAATAAGCCTTTTTCTTTATCTAGAATTGGTATCGGTGAAATTAGACTAGTATATAATAAACTTAATAATGTTTTATCTGATTATGATTACTATAGTATCGCAGCGGGTGGTGTTAGAGAGGATTCACGTGAATTTTTCTTTGACGAATATATTAAGGGTATAAGTGAAGCTGATATAAATGCTTACTGGGTGGGAATAGAATCCCCTCATAGGGAAGCTCAAGATAGTATTTTAAACTCACTTTCACCTCAGTCTATTAAGATTATGCATAGAACGGTAGAACCGTTTTACTTTGGGAACCCGTGGTCAAAATCATTAGTTGGTAAAAAAGTATTAATTATTAGTCCTTTTGCCGAATCCATTACGGAACAACACCCTAAGTTATCAAAAATATGGGGTGATAAAAAATTAATGCCTGAATTTGAATTGTTGACACTTAAATCAAAATTTTTATTTAGTCCTGATTCTCCTTCATGGAAGGATACATTAAATAATATGAAAGCAGAAATATCTAATATGGATTTTGATATAGCTTTGTTAGGTTGTAGTCTTTATGGGTTACCGTTGGTGGCGCATATTAAAGAGTTAAATAAAAGTGCAATTTATATAGGTGGTTCACTACAACTTTTATTTGGTATTAAAGGAAAGAGGTGGGATATTCGTGAAGATATAAATAAACTATATAATACGCATTGGGTT